AAACGGCATCGATATTGCAAAACATCCTGAATATAATATTTGGATTCCCGAAATGATTTTCGGGCATTTGCGCACTTCCACCAATTACAACAAAGAAGAGAAAAAAATCGTCGGTGGTAAAAACGGATTTGGATTCAAATTGGTTTTGATTTGGTCAGAATATGGCCGCGTCGAAACGGTTGACCACGTTCGTGGCCTCAAATACGTGCAAGAATTCAAGAACAATCTCAGTGAAATCTGCCCACCCGTCATTACAAAAACCAAATCGACGAAACCATATACCATTGTTTCATTCAAACCCGATTATCGTCGTCTCGGCATTCCCTGCTTAACAGAAGATATGATCGCGCTCTTGAAAAAACGCGTCTATGATATCGGTGCGGTGACAGACCATTCTATCAAAAAGGTCAAAATCCTTTATAATGAATCGGCCATTCCCGTCAAAAATTTCTCGCAATATATTGATACATACATTGGCAGCAAGGAAGAAACGAAACGCGTGTACGAACTCGGCGATGAACGATGGGAGTACGCCGTCGCTCTTTCACCCACCCACGAGTTTATGCAAATATCGTTTGTCAATGGTATTTGCACATTCAAGGGCGGCAAACATATTGAATATATTATGGGACAAATAACCCGAAAATTATCCGCGTATATCGAAAAAAAGAAGAAAATCGTTGTGAATCCCAACACGATCAAGGAACAATTGATGTTATTCTTGCGATGCGATATTGAAAACCCTGCTTTCGACAGTCAAACCAAGGATTTTATGAATACGCCCTCCGCCAAATTCGGTTCGTCCTGCACTGTTAGCGACGCGTTTATCGAAAAGGTCGCGAAGATGGGTGTTATGGATATGGCGTGCACCTTGACCGAAGCCAAGGAAAACAAACTCGCTAAAAAAACCGACGGTTCGAAAACGAAAACGATTCGCGGCATTGCGAATTTCATCGACGCGAATTTCAGTGGTACAGCGCAATCCAAAGACTGTATTCTCATTTTGTGCGAGGGACTTTCTGCTCTATCAGGTATCGTATCTGGGCTATCGAGCGAAGACCGCAACACAATCGGTATTTACCCGCTCAAGGGAAAACTACTCAATGTACGCGGTGAGCAAATCAAAAAAATATCGGAAAACAAGGAAATATCGGATATTAAAAAGATCCTCGGTCTAGAGACCGGCAAAGAATACACAACTATTGCCGACGTGAATCAACATTTGCGTTATGGTAAAATTATGATTTTGTGCGATCAAGATACGGACGGTTCCCATATCAAGGGATTGTGTATCAATATGTTTCACAGCGAATGGGCATCACTTGTCCGCATTCCGGGATTCCTATCATTTATGAACACTCCCATTTTACGTGCGAAAAAGGGCGTCCAAACGCTCCTCTTTTACAACGAAGGCGAATATGCGACGTGGAAGGAATCGCTCAGCCCGCAGCAGTCCAACGGATGGACAATCAAATATTTTAAGGGATTAGGAACGTCCACATCCGCCGAATTCAAAGAATATTTCGCGAACAAAAAAATCGTCGACTTTGTATACACTGGACAAACTAGCGACGATACTATCGACAAAATATTTAATAAAAAACGCGCCGACGATCGCAAAACCTGGCTCGAAAATTACGACAAACATTCGTATTTGGATACCAGCAATCCATCCGTCCAATATGAGCAATTTATGAATCAAGAAATGATCCATTTCAGCACATACGATTGCGCTCGTTCCATTCCCAATATGGTCGATGGGCTGAAGATTTCCTTGCGAAAAATCCTATTCAGCGCCTTTAAACGCAAACTTACATCGGAAATCAAAGTCGCCCAATTTTCAGGATATGTTTCGGAACACAGCGCATATCATCACGGCGAAGCGTCGCTAAACGGTGCGATTGTAAATATGGCGCAAACATTTGTTGGCTCTAACAATTTAAATTTGTTGGAGCCCAATGGTCAATTCGGCAGTCGATTGCAGGGCGGCGACGACAGTGCATCTGAGAGATATATTTTCACGTTATTGAATTCGCTGGCTCGCTCCATATTTCCCGAAGCGGACGATTCCGTGCTTACTTATTTAAGCGACGACGGTACATCCGTGGAACCTGAATTTTATGTGCCTATTATTCCATTTGCACTTGTCAATGGTATTTCCGGAATCGGCACTGGATTTTCGTGCGACATACCCGCCTATAATCCAAAACAAATGATTGCCTATCTTCGCAACAAACTGTCTGGATTAACGTCGGATATCGAATTTGTGCCATATTATGAAGGATTTGGCGGTACTGTTCGAAAAATCGCCGATCAAAAATATTTGGTTCGTGGTGTATATGAAAAAATCGGCGAAGATAAAATCCGCATACGCGAATTGCCGGTCGGAACGTGGACAATGAAATATACGACGGTATTGGAAGGTCTGATGGACGGTACGGCAGTCGATAAGGCCGGTAAAAAGATCCCACCTGCAATCAAAGATTTCACGTCTATATGTACTGAAGTATCAGTCGATATAACAGTCGTATTCCCCAAAGGTCGTTTGGACGAACTTGAGGCAATGGCGCTTGACGCAAATGGCTGCAACGGTATCGAAAAACTGCTCAAATTGTCGACGACCGTATCGACGACCAATATGCATATGTTCAATGCCGACTGTAAATTACACAAATATGCGACTGTCGAAGAAATCATCGACGAATTTTACGAAATCCGATTGGCTACATATGCAAAACGCAAGGCTTATTTGGTCGAAGATATGCGCAAGCGACTGGTAAAAATGTCGAACCGAGCGCGATATATTTTGGCGAACCTGGACGGGACAGTCGATTTGCGGCGCAAAAATACGACAGAGGTTTCCGCGTTATTAGTCGGAATGGCATTTGATATGATTGAAGGCGATTTCAAATATTTGATCAAGATGCCAATGGACTCTGTGACGCAGGAGAATGTCGCGAATATCTTAAAGGAAAAAGAATCGACGGAACAAGAATTATCCGAATTAATGGCGACGACATTGGAAGAAATGTGGGGCAAAGAACTTGCCCAGTTAGACCGTGATTATGATGCATATAAAATAAAACGAGAACGAATTCAGGCAGGCGGAGCAGGTAATGTTCAAAAGAAAACGATTGTCAAACAAAAAAATGCGGCAGTTCCCAAAAAATAGGTCAAAACAAAAACATACAAGAAACAAAACAAAAAATACATAAAATAGGTCAAAACAAAATACAATAATATAGTTCGAAAAAATAATATAAAAACCCTTTTTTATGATAAATATAATAGTATATTTATCATAAATGTCAAAAGTAGCATTCGTAACCGGCATTACCGGACAAGACGGTTCTTATTTGGCAGAGCTTTTATTAGAAAAGGGATATTTTGTGCACGGTCTTATTCGTCGCTCATCTCTCATTAACACCGATCGCATTGAACATATTTTCGATAATAAACGTCTCAAACTACACTACGGTGATTTGACTGACGGATCTTGTATGTTTTCTTGTCTTGCGAATATTAAAAGTACATATCCTGATATGACTGTGTTAGAAATATATAATTTGGCCGCCCAATCTCACGTGAAGGTATCTTTTGAGATGCCTGAATATACTGCCGATACTGACGCGTTTGGCACCCTCAAATTATTGGAGGCTATTCGCGCCAATCATCTTGAATCCATTGCTCGATTTTATCAAGCATCGACGAGTGAATTGTACGGAAAGGTCCAAGAAATGCCACAAACGGAGACCACCCCCTTTTATCCTCGTTCCCCCTATGGCGTCGCCAAATTATATGCATATTGGATCGTGAAGAATTATCGCGAGGCATATGGGATGTATGCGTGCAACGGCATTTTATTCAATCACGAATCGGAACGCCGCGGCCACAATTTCGTTACTCGTAAAATAACCCTCGGTCTAGGAAAAATATTGCGCGGCGAATCTGACCGTATTGTGCTCGGCAATATCGATTCATTGCGTGATTGGGGGCACGCGCAAGATTATGTCGAAGGAATGTGGCGAATTCTACAACACGATTCGCCCGAAGATTTCGTATTGGCGACGGGTGAAATGCACAGTGTTCGCAAATTTATCGAAAAATCGTTCGCACTTCGCGGATTTTCGATTGGATGGAAGGGAGAAGGAGTAAATGAAATCGGATATGATATTCATACGAACCGCGAATTGATTTTCATCAGTGAAAAGTATTTCCGTCCCGCAGAAGTCGAAGTCTTATTGGGCAATGCGACCAAGGCAAAGACCAAACTCGGATGGGAACCGCGTATTACTTTCGATGAATTAGTGCGAAAAATGGTTGACTCTGATTGTGAAGCGAGCCGGAAGCCATAAGGAACGTTGGCGTAGGTGAACGACCTAACTCAGTAGACGTAGTCGAATGAGTTTGTAAAATGTAATTTTTATTCCACCGTAACCACTTTTGCCAGATTTCTTGGAAAATCAGGATTGTATCCCAATTCTAATGCCAAATAATAACTCAATAATTGTACCACAATATTCGCTATAACTCCACCAAATGTTTGGTTTTTTTCGATAATAAAATATCTTTCATTATCGACATCGCTATTTCTCGAATAATCACTATCGTCTGTAATTCGAAACACCATTGCATTGCGCGCCAACACTTCTTGGTATGCATTTCTATTTTTGTCGCGATGATTTTCACCCAAATCAAATAAAATGATCGGTAATCCAGGTTCAATCAAAGCAAATGGCCCGTGTTTCAGTGCCGACGAAGAATAACCCTCTGCATGAATATATGCAATCTCCTTTAATTTCAATGCACCCTCTTTCGCAATTGCTTCATTACCGCTTTTTCCCAATAAAAACATTGACTTGGCGCTCTTCATCTTGGTCGCAAGCGATTTTATTTTATGAATTGTCTGTGTATTTTCCAACATTGTTCCAACCTGAAATGAAATATTACGCATATCCTTTATCATCTGTTTCCGTTTTTCGGCGCATTTATTGTGTATTTGTGCAAACCATATTGCAATGATCGATAATACGATACATTGATTCGTGAATGATTTCGTAGACGCAACTGCTACCTCTCGCCCCGCGTTCAAATACACCCCACAATCCGTTTCTCGCGCAATTAATGAATCGATAACATTTACCACTCCGATCGTTATTAAATCGTTTTCTTTCGCAATTTGTATGCATCGATGCAGATCCTTGGTTTCCCCCGATTGAGATAATAAAATGACGCCCGTTTTCCCGCGTTTTGGAATATCCTTTACCATAAACTCGGCACCATCGTAAATGCCCACCGTATCAAAAATATCCATATTTTTGAACATATCTAATGCCCATAACCCCGCGTGGAATGACGTTCCGCATCCCAATAATACCAAATGGTTTAATTCAATCAATCTTGGTTTACACGCTTCCAAACCGCCCAATTTTACACAAAAATCCGTGTCGATTCGTCCGCCATTGCTAGTCGCGCGATTGATAGATTCTGGTTGTTCCATAATTTCTTGCAAAGTCCAATGTTCATTCTTGGTCGGATTCAATTCAACAACCGATTGTAATTTATTATTGATAGTATATCGTTGAATATTTTTATTATACTGGATCGTCGATTCTGTCTTTGTAATTTCAATCAAATCGTGGTTATCCAATACAATATACTTTTTTATGTAATTTCCAAATGCGATTTGCTCGGATGCGATCATAACATATTGATCTTCCATACCGATGAGCAGAGGCGATCCATTGCGCGTAACCCATAATTTATTTGGGAAATCTTTGTGGATAATTACCAAGGCCCACGTTCCTTCTAAACGTTCGATAGTGTTTTTAACAGCATTTTCCATAGATATACCAAGATCCAAATATTTACCAATCAATACTGCAACTACTTCGGTATCTGTCTGTGATCGAAATGTGTATCCATCGGCGATTAACAATGTTTTCAATTCGTGGTAGTTTTCTATAATTCCGTTGTGAACTAAGGCGATTCTATCTTTATTGTCGTGGTGGGGATGGGCGTTAATGCTGGTTTTTCCACCGTGCGTTGCCCAACGGGTATGTCCAATTGCTGCGACAGTATCATTTTTTTCATTGTTGTTAATGTTGTTTTCGTTATTGTTTTCGTTATTACTGTTGATAAAACCAAGATTGGTTATCTTTTGTTCCAATTGATCCAAAGAATTATGAGTATCGGTTGATGCAAATTTTATGGTTTCAAGTGTGTCATTGATGACCGAAGATACACCTACCGAATCATACCCGCGATTTTGTAGCAGTTTAAGTCCAGATAATATATAATCGTTAAATGAATCAAACTCCTTCACTAAAGTTCCGGAGTTCAGTCGCTCACCTACGCTTGCGCTCCGGCTCGCTCCACATCCTAAATAACCTACGATTCCGCACATTTAGATTGTTTATTTTTATAATGCGTGGGTAAATCCAATATTATTATATCATTTGAAAATAAACTAGCAATTTTATCTTGACAAAGTAAAAATGAAAGATGAACCAAAGATTTTCCAAACTCCTTCAACTTCGTTTACGGAGTTCAGTCGCTCGCCTACGCCTAACGTCCCTTATAGCTCCGACTTGCTCCAAATGTCCGACCAAGATTTGAAACAATTATTGGAATCGCATTTATCTATTAAAACATTGGAAAAAGACCATTTTGGAGAAGTAATGACGCCTCTTTCGCTGATTGATGAAATGTTAGATGCTCTACCAGCCGACGTCTGGTTAAACCCCGACCTAAAATGGCTTGATCCTGCGGCCGGGATAGGCAATTTTCCAATAATGATATATCAAAGATTATTCCATTCATTGAAGAATAAAATACCAAGCGACCAAGAACGTAAAAAACACATCGTTCAAAATATGCTTTATATGGTGGAAATCAATCCACAAAATGTAAAAGAGGCGCGACGAATATTTGGACTCGATGCCCATATTTCCCTCGCCGATTTCTTGAATGCTCCGGACAAATGGCGCGCCGATTTCGCTAACTCCTTCACTAAAGTTCCGGAGTTTGATATTATCTTGGGAAATCCCCCTTTTCAAAAGACCAAGAATGCGACCTACGACGGCGGGGCAGGGAAACGTACTCTTTGGGACAAATTTATGATGGCGGCGGTCGAAGGTTCGCTTTTAAAAGAGGGCGGATATTTGGCGTTTTTGACACCTGCTGGTTGGCGCAGACCGAAAAATTCGTTGTATGATTTAGCGACTCGACAAAATAAACTGCTATATTTGCACATTTACGGTAAATCTGACGGAAAACGGCTCTTTGATGTGGGTACGCGATTCGATGTTTATGTTATAGCGAAAGGTGCACGATGTGCACAATCTAATCCGACCATTATTGACGAATTGGGACAAACTCATAAAGATATAAATGTAGCAGAATGGCCGTTTTTACCGAATTATAATTTTGACAATATTCGTAAAATCTTGGTCGATCCAAAAAAAAAGAAGGGAATAAATGTTATATTCAGTTCGTCGGATAATGATGCACGCAAGTTATCCAAGGAGAAAACGGACGAATTTCAATATCCAATTGTACACGGAATTACGCAAAAAGGGCTGGGGCTCCGATATGCCTCGCGAAAAAACGAGGACCAATTCGGTGTCTCGAAAGTATTATTGAACTTCAATGAACGGCAATACCCATACAATGATTTTGCGGGAGAATACGGAATGTCTCAATTGACGTTTGGTATACCGATCCAATCTCAATTAGAGGGAGAGCAATGGATACAAACAATAAATTCACCTTTTTTCCAAGAAATCATTCGAGCTACAAAATGGGGCACATTTCAAACGGACTATCGGATGTTCCGATATTTTGACAGCGAGCTGCATAAAAAATAACACGAAAAAATAAATATATTTAGTAATAGTATACACTATTACTAAATAATGACTACTGTAAATGGAATGGTCAAAAATACATTAGTCAAAGGAGTTGATGAAAGAGTTGATGAACGATATTTTGATTTATTTATTGAAAATTTCAATTATAGCAGTAAAGACAAAGATTCTGAAGCGATCGATTATTCCGTCAATAATGATTTAAAAGATAAACTAATCAAAATTGACCCATCGATAACAACACGATATGTGAAAGAAAAAATGTATTCAAAATTTTATAACCCCTATAACGAATCGGACATTACAAAATTCATATCGTATATATCAAATAATAGTGCAAATAATAGTACTATTAGAATAGTATGTCATAATGGTATTATGAGAGATTTTTTAGAAAAAATCGTAAAAAATAGTGAAAAATATAAAAGTATTTCTGCAAATCAAAATGTTTGGTCGATAAGTTTGAAAACTGACAAAATAAACTTTATTATTACTCGACACGGGTTTTCGGTTGCAAATTATTTTGAAGCGAAATCTAAGAAATTAAAACAAATTTCAGAAACAGACGCAAAATTAACATTATGGGGTATTTATACAGCATTGCTGAGAGCGACTTCATTAAATAAAGAACAAAACGGTAATATTGGCAATTCAAAACAAAGTGCGTTATACTCAGTAAACATGTATAATGAATATTTGAACTCCTTCACTAAAGTTCCGGAGTTAGCTCGCTCACCTACGCTTACCTTCGGTAGCCGGCTCGCTCCAAAACAAGAAACCGAAACGAGTATTTATGTTTCTGTTTTGATCCGCACATGGATGACGGCTATTTGTTTATATTTACCCTTTTGCGAATCAGATACACTCATTTTACACGTTTCGCCATATCTAAAAGAAACAGGTATATCCTATGATAATATCCCAGATAATTTTAATATTCAAAAAAAAATTTTCTTATATTTTCTTCAATATTTATGGATGATGAGTCAATATGTAGTTTCTTGGACTGAGACTAACAATTCGGTTGAAAGAGGCAAATATTTTAGAAAAACTGACGGTTCATTATTTGAACTAACTGCCGATAGCCCTCTTGCAATTATTTATGAGAATTTAAAATCAATAAACACATTTTTTATAAATAAACATAAAGTTGTTATCATTTATAAATATATTGTAGTTGAATATAAGTTTGATAATCAGAATGGTATAATAATGACGGAAACCCATACAACGGAAAACCCTACAACGGAAACCCCTATAACCATACTCAATATTACAGAATTAAAAATATTTGAAGGTAAATGTAAACCTGGTGCTAAAATATCTGAAAAAATATTTGATTCTTGTGAACCATTTGCGAATAACAAAAATGATGATTCTATTAAAAAAAGATGCATTGGCAATTTATATGCATATAAAAAATCAAATGCACCATCGGTATTATATAATACAATTTGTAAAAAAGGTGGAAAATCACAGAAACTCCTTCGAATTCCTTCGACTGCGTTATCGGAGTTTACACGGAAAACTTCAATTCGCTTCGCTTCATCTCCATTTTCCTACAAACGTATAAAACGATCATCATCTCGAAAAATCGCAAAACGATCATCTCGAAAACGCGTAAAACAATAATTCATTCATAATAAAAACATTTATGATAAATAACATAAAATTATTTATCATGATAAAGTAAAACACAATGTTGCAACGATTATTTAGATATGTTGGAACCTACCAAAATTATTCGACTAAGTGTTATGATTTTAAACGAATTCAACCACCAAACATAAAAACAATGCATACTCATTCTCCTACACATTTTTCTACAAATGTTGCTGGACCTAGCGCAAGAAAATCGTGCCGCGATTGCGTCTTTTATAAACCCCGCGACGGCGTGGACGAAAACGAACATTATTTTTTAGCTAGATGTAAAATGTTTCCAGGTAATTGTAGTACAGGATATGATGGCACTCGTTATGAATATGCGGATATTTGTCGTCAAATCGAAACAAAATGCGGGGAAAATGCCAAATATTTTGCGGAAAGAATAAAAGTACCATCGAATAAAAGGACTTAGGCTTAAAACCACGGTTTCAATTCCAATTGTTTATATTGACGATCGTGTTGTAAGGGCATTTCTAGTGGCACAACCAACGAACTCTGATCTTGTAAATATTTCAAATACCCAACCGCTTCATTGTATACAGACGGCACGGCATAATCCAAGACGATTTGATTCAATCGTTCAACTTGTTGTGTAATATTATCTCTATAATGTTCGGCATACTGCAAATAAGTATTGCGCATAATAACCTTTAATGTATCAATATTTTGCGGAGGAATGACCAATTTTTCGTGAGACATTTTATGCACACCCGCACGTAATGCATTTTGCACAATTTGAATATTACCTGCACTGAAAAACACTTGCGACAATATATTGCTTTCCCAATCACCGGTTAATGCTTCTCGGTATTCGGTCGTTTTGTTTTTAATGGCGATTTTTTCGAACATTTGGAACCGAGCATCCGGATTTTCGGGCTCTATAATATTGACCCTTCCGTTATATTTATTTTGGTTTAAGTCCAAGATTGTATATTGTTTATCTAAAGGATCAGGAGTTAGTTTCATCGTTGTCATTTTCGTTTTAGATTTATTATGTATAATCTAAAACGAGAAAATAGTTTGGAGATTTCAGGAGATGAGTTTAGCCATTTTTATTTCTAACACGTAATTATCTGAACAGAATATATATTATCATATTATTTGTGTAAATGGAGACCTTTCATTTTATCGTATTATCGGTCGCCGTTGTATTATTAATCGTTATTTTAACAATTGTTGGAATAATATTGAGCAACCAAAAACAAAGTACCGTATTTCCGCCGACCGTATCTACTTGTCCCGACTATTGGGTAGTTTCTCAAGATGGTAGCGGGTGTGTAATTCCCAAATCAAATGCTAAAAATATTGGTTCGATATACGGAGGAGGTAGTACTATTTCGGGGGAATTCGCAAACACAACTTCCACACCTGGCTACAAATCACTCGGCGCCGATTCTATCGTGAATTTCGATGACGCCGGATGGAAGGGTATTTGCAGTAAAAAAACGTGGACAACGAAGAATCAAATATCGTGGGACGGTATTAGTAATTACAACGCTTGCTAATTTTTCATCGAAAAATGAACAACTCTCGCCGGATCTCCATAAATAAATTCCGATTTTTGGAAAGCTACTTTATCTTGAATCAATGTCGAAATACCGTCGTCATTCGTTTCCATTCGCATCGTTTCATATTTCTGCAATCGCAAATTATGAACCTCGGGTATCAAATCGCGCACCTGCATTTCGACTGCGCTTCTCAACGTTTCTGGATTATCAGTTTTCTGATATTCGGCTAAAATAGTGCGAATTTGTTCCATAATACCATAAATATCGTGATTTTTGCGTCGAATCTGTTCTAGTCTATGTTCATTATTATGCAATTCATTGTATTTGTCGAGCAACTCTTTATAAGAATTACTATCTTCTGTATAATCATTTAGTCCTTTTTTAAAAAGGGTGATCGAGTCTTTTTCACTAATATAATTGAAAAGGGTCTTTAATTTTTGTTTGATGATTGATTCCTTCGCTATATTAATTTCTTCTTGGTATAATCCTCGCATATATTCGTTCGTAAATGACCTACCGCCAAATAATTGAATGTGTAATTTGCACGGTTTCGATTTATCGCCACAAACGGCACCGTAATTGTTGCTATTTCTCGAAAAAATAGTACCGACCGGACGATTGCAATTAATACACGGCGGTCTTACTGATTTCGCCAATTTCATACCAGTCTTTTTTGTGCGACCTTTCGCAAATGCAGTATGTTTCATTTGTTTTAGTTTTTTGTCATATGTATTTTTAATACGGAAATATTCATACATACTTTCTAAATAATTTAAACGATTGTCATCGGGCAAAAGTTTTTGTTTTTTAAGGCGCCCGGCGGCGCCCTCTTCCATACGCTGAATCTCAGTCAAAGGATTATTTTCCATTATAAAATCCGTAAGGGATGACGGTTGATGTTCGATGACTAAAATGGGATTATTCGAACAATGCAACACGCGCAATTTTTGCGCATTTCCTAAATCTAATCGACGCAACTGATTGTTTTCGCATTCGAGCACTTCCAATGATTCCGGAAGATGATCCAAATTAGTTATTTCGTTTTCGGCGCAATGCAATTCTCGCATTTTCGGGACATCGATAAAATCGAATTTCGATAGATAGTTTCCTTGGCAATTGATATTTTCAATGGTCGATGGTAAATCGTCCAATGCAATCAGCAATTGGTTGGGGCATTCTAAATGCAATACCCCTTCGGGTAAATTGCGAATTGACGTTACTTCACCCGCTTTTTCGAAAATGACATTTTGTATCGATTTGAATCCACGATCGCGTAAAACCGAAAAATCAATATCGCCGCGTACTGGATTATTAAATCGTAAATCGAGTGCGTTCGCCAATGTCATTTTATCCAATATTGCAAGTAATTCATCTTGTGCTGTATTGAGTTCCGATATAACTAAATTACGTTGTTCTATGATTGCACTCATTTTATTCTAGTAATATATCAAATATATAGATAAATATATACTTGATATAACTTTCAAACTCCTTCGTTCCCTTTGACTACGTTTGCGGAGTTAGGAAGCTCTCCTCCGCTACCTAACGTCTCTTTCAGCTCCGGCTCGCTCCAAACTCCTTCACTTTTTTTCAGGAACCGAACTCCTTCGATATGCGTTGCACATTTCCGGAGTTCATCACCGCAGGAAGCTCTCCTCCACTACCTACGGTAATCCGGTTCGCTCCAAATCATCATCTATATGAATTCCTGCGTTTTTGTATTCGGCTAATACGAATGTAAGATAATGTTGTTTTCTATCTTCTGGATACAGCATAGCCTTTACATCTGATTCCTCAGGATCCAAAAATTTTGTTGACCATTTTTGAGTTATATGGAGGAAAACATAGATGAAGCGAAGCGAATCGAAGATTTCCGTTTAAACTCCGAATCGCGACATGAGATTTATATCAGTTTTTATCGTATAGAGACCTATTGTATTATCGAGATCTATTGTATCATTGAGACCTTTTACACCCATTAATTCGGCACGCGTCATATTGGCATCCGTCATAATGGCACGCGTCATATTGGCATCCGTCATAATGGCACCCATTAATTTGGCACCCGTTAAATTGGCACCCATTAAATTGGCACCCATTAATTTGGCACCCGTTAAATTGGCACCCGTTAAATTGGCACCCATTAATTTGGCACTTATTAATGTAGATCCTGCTAAATTTGAATATGTTAAGTCGATTCCTTCTAAATCAAATTCGTCAGGAAAAACAGCTTTATGTAAATCCAGATCAGACAAATTAGCTCTTTGTTTATTTAAAAATTCTGTAATGATTTGTTTACATTTTGCTTGATGTATTATTGTATTATCAACTTTATCTAAACTTTGTTGCAATAAATTTCTTTCACTAGTAGTATTTACCGAACCCGGATTATCATCAGGGTTTACCTGGACCGGCTCCGGCTCCTTCTGCCACCACCATACCCCACCAGTTTTCCTCGCAGTTGATGTTGTTTTCTTAACTCTCGACCCTTTTTTCGTCGCTCTCGACCCCTTTTTCATCGATCTAGATCCCCCCGTTTTTCTCGCTTTCGATCCCGTTTTTCTCGCTTTCGATCCCGTTTTCCTCGCTCTCGATCCCGTTTTCCTCGTTTTCGATCTTGTCATTTATATATTATATAAATATATATAAACTCCTTCGATATGCGTTGCACATCTCCTCCGCAGGAAGCTCACCTCCGCTACCTACGGTAATCCGGTTCGCTCCAAATACTACTAAAGTCCTATAGTTCGGAAGCTAACCTACATCTAATCTCCAAACCTACCTCGGTAATTTAGTAATACTTGAACTACTTGCATTATGTTGTTCTGTTTGATAAAAGCGTATTTTAGATAAAATGTATTCTTGGTCGCGCAACATTTTTTGATGTTGTTCATATGGCGATTTCTTTTTATTATAACAATAATAAAGTATTACTGCAGTTATGCCTAAAAATAATATTAAAATGCCTATATTAAGCGAAACGTAATATATTTTTATGCGATTTTCGTGGCATATTGACAATGAATCCTGAATATAATTTTTTACGCTAGATTCAATTAATCTTGGATATTCCATAAACTAAATTGTATTGTGAAAAAATATGTACGAAATGAACAAATAGAATGTTTACATAATATAACCCCACGAACAAAATATAAAATCGACGATAAAAATGGACGAAAAAAAAATAGAACAAAATAAATCTTTAGCCCAAATTTCAGGAGGGATTTTTGCGGCGTGTTTAGTCTTTGCAGTACCACTCGCTGTTGTTTATAATTTTTTTTATTACAAGTCGCAATCAACCGCTGGTATGGTTGTAATATTTTTTAGCATTTTAATCCTTGCATTCATTACAAATTTATTGTTTTATCGAATTGTTGTAGCGAAAGATGTTGAAATGCGTATCAATAAAATGAGCCAGCACGAGGCTAACACTATATTTTTAAATACGGCGGCCTCGATGGTTATAGTTGCCATTACATTTATGGGATTATCTGTAAACCCCAATTTAGTAAAAGTATTTGAAAATACATTTGGTTATGCGTTTATAAAAATGATGGGAGTTTCTGTTTTCTTTAATGATTTGTTTAGTAGCAAAATGTTTACAACAATAAACAAAACAAATGGATTTGATTATGGATTTCTAATTACGTGTTTGTCTATGGAAAACATCGATGAATTTATAAAAAATGCAAATGATGTAGCGGTAGCGACCGCTGTAGCTACATCTGCAACGTCAACCGCTACTGCTGTAGCATCGGCGGCTGTAGCTGCAGCAAATATCAAAAATATTTTAGGGGATTTAACTTTCGATTTTAGTATAAATAATACATTTTTAAATGACAAAAATAATATTGATATACTAAAGAATTTCGTTAAAACAAAAAATACGGTAGGACATTATATCTGGGGATATATTTCAAGTGTTATTGTGTTAATCATTAGTATGATTGGTTGTATAATGCTAGTATAGACCTCGAAGTTTGGAGCGAGCCGAAGCCATAATGAACATTAGATGTAGGTGAGCGACCGAACTCCGGAACGTTAGTTAAGGAGTTTAGTAGTATTTATATATTTGTATAATATATAAATGGTAAATTCGAAAACAAGATCGAGAGTGAGAAAAACGGGATCGAGAGCGAGAAAAACGGGATCGAGAGCGAGGAAAACAAGATCGAGAGCGAGGAAAACGGGGGGCTCCTTAAGTAGCTATTCAAAGGATGATGAGGATGATGATGAGGATGATGAGTATGACATTATGATGAATTATATACAAAATATATATTTGAAATATAAAAACAACATACCTGGATTGCACCCGTCTGTGGAACAGGTAAAAGCTAGTAAATCTGGCAGAAAACCCGTTTTCGATGGGAAAACAAGGAAATCAGGGAAATCACCATCGAAGTGGACTGCAGAAGAAACCCGTTCTTATGGGAAAAATGGAACAATTAGATATTGGAAACCCGTCGAACCTTAGGACTTTAGTAGTATTTATATATTTATATAATATATAAATGGTAAATTCGAAAACAAGATCGAGAGTGAGAAAAACGGGATCGAGAGCGAGAAAAACGGGATCGAGAGCGAGAAAAACGGGATCGAGAGCGAGGAAAACAAGATCGAGAGCGAGGAAAACGGGGGGGGGGCCTCATAAGAATTATTATTATGATGATGAGGAGACGGCGGAGAGAAAGCATCCCCCTAACCCTACATATATGAATCACGGACGACCGAGTCAATTTCAGGTAAATTCGTTTGACAAAAAAGGCGATAAAATAATATTCATTGGGAAGCATAATACGCGTTGGTATGCATTGGCAGCAACTTATGGGAATGGTGAAGAACTGTACTATTGGCAATCCGCTAAGCCTT